GGTCGAGTATGCAGATGTTGGATTGAACGGCGAGAAAGCCTGAACAGAGACATCGCCGTTGCGCGTAATAGCAAACGCATTCGTCGAGGCGTCCAAGAACCGATTGGCTTGGCAGGTCAGCAGAGACGTATTGGTGATCGCGGTGAGCGGGGCTGTTGGCGGCGTAAACGCTGTTGTGTATACCGCCGTACCCTTAACTACGCGGAAGTTAGAAAAATAACACGCCGATATAACTCCGGTTCCATCTGCCGCCCAAGAACCAATGGTAAAAGCAGCCGTGTTGTTTGTAATTGCGCCGCTGTTTGTTGCAGAAACGCCGGATGCGCCATTGATGTATAAATTAAATGAATTTCCGTTTCTAACGGCTGCAACATGATTCCATGCGAACGCTGTTAACGGAATAGATGATGCTTGGTTAATTACCCAAGACCCACCTGACTCAACCAAGAAAGATGGCGTTAATCCAGCAAGGTCTATGTAAAGCAACACGCCAGAAGCGGTGCTCCCGTTTGCTCGTTTTGCAAAAAATCCACTTGCTGCTGCTAACGAGTTGGTATTTGGGAAAATCCAAAATTCAATGGTGAAGTTGGAACTTTCCATGTCCAGCGCGGTGTTATCCGCTACTGAAAGATAGTCACCCGTACCATCAAAATAGTTACTCCACCCCGTCTGACTAAACGGGCTAAACGAGCCTTGAGTGGTATTACCGTTGCGCGTGATGGTGAAGTTGTTGGTGGACGAATCCAAGAACGTATTGTTCTGGCCGCCATTGGTGCCATCGCCGTGCAGCAGCGAGGTGACAGAGTAGAAGTAGGGATCGACGGGGACTGCCTGCGGGGTGCCACCGAGCAGGATCATCTGATTGCCGCTCATGGCTTAACTCACGTTTCCGTTGACCACGCAGACTGTGCCGGAAATGAACAGTATCGTTGCTACTCCTCTGGTCGCCAATGTCATCGTGGCCTTGTCCGTATCCGTTCCAGCGATGTACGCCGTCGTGATCGAACAGGTGATGGTCACGTTGCCTGAAGTGTTGTTGAAGATCGACACCACATCTCCAGTCGAGAACGTCGCGTCAGGAATCGTGATAGAGCCGCCAGAGCCGACCTCGATGAAGAGTCCAACGTCTGTCGTCGCCAGCGAATAACTGCCCGTCTTCGCAGAACCCGATTGCGGTACAGCGCGAATCTTTCCGCTAGCATCCTCGACGCCACCACCGAAGTAAGCCTTCGTCGTACCAGCCCCGTAAAAGCCCCAGTTCGTACCCGCCCCAGTCAAACCAGAATCGGCAAGGAAACCGTACTGCGTCGTGACCGTTGAGCCAGCGCCGAGCGTCCCCTGCTTGGCCGTAAAGTGCGCGTAATAGGGCAGCGTGAACGACGCAGCCTCTGTGTTGAGGATTGACTGGTAACCGGTAGCCGAGGTCGTCGCCGTGCTAGCAATCGTACCGCTCGCGCTCTGGTGAACCGAGGTGCCGGAATCTACAGGCAGCGTACCGCCAAGGTGCAGTTTGACGTTTGCATCCGCAGTCTGCCCGAGGCCAAGGTTGCCATCGACGTTGAGCCGCATTTGCAAAATATTGTTCGTCTTGAACAGCAGCGGCAGATAAGTGCCTGTGCCGTTCTTGCCAGCGCGAATCTCGTGCGCGGTTGAGCCTGCAAGGATGTCGATGTACCCGGCATTGTCAGGGTCGGAGCCGTTAAACGCTCTCCATGTCGCGCCGGTACCAGAGCCGCTCGGGATCGCAAAGACGCCGGTCGATGCGTTTGTGCCGGTAGTTTGGAAACAGAAACGGTTGGCCGCAGTCGCGTTGTTGAAGTCAGCGTAGAAGCGCAGCCCGGTGCCAGTCACCGTGACGCTGCCAGAATCATCAATCGTCCATGTGCTGTTCTGGATCAACTTGCCGGTTGTGCCGTCAAATCGAGCCAGCGCGTTGTCTGTCGCAGGGGCGGGGCCGACCACATCTCCACCACCACCAGTAGCAGCAATCGTGATGCTGCCGTCGCCGTTGGTGACGCTGATGCCGCTTCCAGCCGTAATAGTCGCCTTGGTCAAACCATTAGCGGCATTGCCGATCAGGATTTGGCCGTTGGTGTAGGTCGTTTCGCCCGTACCGCCATTGGCTTCTGGCAACGTGCCAGTAACCTGGGAAGTCAGATCAACTCCGGTTAGCGCACCGCCTAACGTCAAACTGCCTGAAGTAGTGACAGTTCCGGTAAGCGTGATGCCGTTAACCGTGCCTGTTCCGCTAACCGATGTGACGGTCCCACCACCACCGCCGCCAGCGGCGTCAATGGTGATAGTGCCATCGCCATTCGTAATCGTGACATTGGTGCCAGCAGTCAGCGTTGCCTTTGTCAGGCCGCCGGAGGCATTACCAATGAGCAGTTGACCGTTGGTGTACGAAGTTTGCGCCGTGCCGCCATTAGCAACGGCAACAACGCCCGTGACGTTGGCAGCATTGCCCGAGATATTGCCGGTAATTTTGGACCCAGCCAGCGAGGTAATCCAAGCCGGGTTCGCGTATGTTCCGGTGGTGTATACGCCATTGGTGACAGTGCCAGCACTGCCCAGAATGTCGATATTCCAGGTTCCCGTCGCGCCCGCACCAGTGCGACTTGGCACATTGAGATTGGCTTGTGCATCGACCGCGCTTGTAGCGCCCGTACCACCATTAGCGACGTTCAGCGTACCGCTGAGAGTAATCGTGCCGCTTGAGGTAACAGGGCCGCCGCTGGTCGTTAAGCCCGTAGCGCCGCCAGACACATTGACGCTGGTTACTGTTCCGCCGCCACCGATATAGGACGCCAGATCGGCTACGGTTAATTTGACGTTTGTGCCAGAACGGGCAATAACGGTTTCGTCTGTTGCCTGCGCCGGAGCGCCAGAAGGCAGTGCGCTGATCTTAGTATCGGCCATGACTTACTCCAAATCTGTTTTGCGACTTACGAGCCGGTTTCATGTCATGTCCTCGCCCATTTCCGGGGTTTCACGTGGAACCTCCATGGGCATTAAATCTGCGCTTGACATCATACCCGAAATCGTGCCCATCACGATGTCTTGGATTTGCTCTTCGGACATTCCCGACTGCATTGCGCTGATACGCTTGGTTTCAGCGTCGTATGCCTTGATAGAGGCTTCCTGCTCCTTGATACGCAGTTCTGTCGCTTCCATCGACTGCGATACGCGCTGGAGCATTTCCTGCATCATCTGCATTTCTTGACCCATGACCTCGATCTGCTGGTTAGCAGCCTGCAACGCCGGGTCTTCATCCGGGTCAGCAAGGAGTTTGGGATCAATCGTCTTAGCCAGACGCTTGGCGATCTCTTGGGCGCCCGGCCAATCCATGTTCTTGACGAACAGGTCGCCAGCCACCTGCCAGAGAGCCGGGTTGGCTTGGAGAATCTGCGACATGGCTTCCATCGCTTCCTGACGCTTGGTCAGGTAGGACGGACCCGTCGTTACAGCAACGTCGTACTTGCCGACAGACGGGTTGTAAATCTTCTCGATAACAACGCCAGCCTCGTCCACGATCCGGCGCACCGGCTCTTGCTGCATGGGGTCAATACGAGCCGTTCCCGTCTCCCCGTCAATGCCAATGATGCGAGCAATACGCTGGGTATCGTAAATCTTCGGAATTAAGTCCACCAACTGTCGCGTGACGTAGCGAACAGCGCGGGCCAAGTTATCAACGTAGTGGTAAGACCCCGTGTCGCCCTGTCGTTCACGCGCCAAAATGGCTCTTCCCGAGCGCTCGTTAGACGTAGCGCCAAGGCTAGAATCATAGTAGCCAGTCGTGGACTTAATATCGTCCGACGCCCCCATCTTAGCCTGAATCAGGCCCGTCTGTGCAAGGGGTGGAGCGGCACGTTGCGGTAGCGGCAACATGCTGCCAGCGCCGTCAGTTACGTCAGGGTTGACCTCAAGATACGGCCAGTTTTGCGTGTTAGCCGTCTTCCACTGATGCTCGTATCCCTCGAACTGGCCGCCATAGCCGATAAACGGCGCTTTAGGGGCCAAGGCGAGCATTTCCGCCTCTTGGGATACCCAGTAGTTGTACATGCGCTGCGCGTCTTTAGCGTTACGCACGAGGCCGCTGATGTAGATACGGCCTTCAACTTCAAACTCGTTACCGACAACGCGGATGACCGGAATGTGCTTACCGGGCCATTCCTGCTCTTCGAGGATTTCGTAACCGTTGGTCTTGATCCACTTGATGCGTCGAATATCGACTTCGCGGGTACGGACGGGCTGCAAGCCCATCATCTCCAACTGGGTGGCCTCCATAGACCCGGCAAATGCCGTTTGGTTCCCCGGATAAAGGTTTAACTTCGCTTTTTCGTAGTAAGCGTAGAAGTATTCCGCGATCCGAACGGAGTCATCCGTAATCCATTGCGCCAAATTCTCGTCACCAGTACCACGCTGCTGGATCGACGAGATTGGCTCGGCGTCAGGAAAATGACGCTCAAACTCCTCACGGGGCATGTCCTCAGTAATGAAACACCACTCGGCATCCGACCCACAGGGGTCTTGGATGTGAGGGTCCATATAGACCGAGAACGAGTTTCGCACACGCCCGATACGAATGTCTTGGTCAAACGTGTTGTCGTCGCAATATTCGGTCAGTATGCGGATATAGCCTTCGCCATACGTGACCTGGTTCTCACAGGCTGTGTCGTAGGCGACATCGGCGTCCGAGATGTACTCGATGTGGCGGACGATGCCGTCGAAAATCTCGGCAACCTCAATGTCTGCCTTGTCATCGACCGGAATGACCTTGCCCGAGGGCCGGTTCTGGCGCTGGTCGTTAGTGACTTGCCGAACGTGCTGGGGCAGTTTGTTGATGGTTAAGCAGGGCCGCGCATTGATCGTCTGACCCTGCACAGAACCGCGAGTCGCCAGCACTTCCTGCGGCCACTGCCAGCGGTTGTCCGGGGAGCCTGCCATAAAGCGCAGGTCGTCGAGTTCGCTGTCTCGGGATTCGCCATACGCGGTCAGCGATAACTGCATCCGAGTGCGTACTTGCGCCAGAATATCCGCTGGGTCTTTGCCACGGCGAGATTCCGGCGTGTTGGCGACTTGAGCCGCCCCCTTAATGCCTGTAGGGTCTTTAGCCATTATTTGCGCTTCTTTGCTGCTGCTCGACGCTTGACCGAATACGCGATGGCAAGACTTTGCTTCATCGGCTTGCCCGACTTTAGTTCAGCCTTTAGGTTCCGCCGGAAGGCGCCCTTACTTGAACTCTTAACCAGAGGCATTTTGCGGCCCTCGATCCTTGTAAGACAAAATATTGTCGCAGTTCTTTTCTAGCCAACCAAGCCTAGTGTTGCACTGTTGGCACAAAATACCTCGGTAAGTGCCGGGAATCTTGTGGTCTATGCACATCTTCTTGGCTTTCTTACCGCATATGTCGCACGGCTGACTTCGCAACTCTTTTGCCTTTTCCAGAGTCAGGCCATACTTTTTCTTTGCGTCGTACCGCAGTTGATTTAAGCGCAAGTTCTCCGGCAACGATCCGTTGTTGGCGAATTTGTGCTTAGTTTTAGGTGCGTCGCTCAAGACAAATCCTAATGCGGTCAGCCCATCCGTCCACGCGGCTTAACGATAGGCGTCGGGCGGAAAGCCACCGTCGTGCGGATTAAATCCTCGTCTACTCGACGCGGACCACGCGGGGCAGGCATACGGGGCTTCTGCATACGCGAATTTTCGATCATGTCGCCAATCGTGGCGCTCTTAGACACACCTACAGGACCGTACTTCATGACTATTTCCTCTTTTTGGCCGTTTTGGCCGATTGACGGAACGCTTTAGCGGTCGGAGCGCCTTTAGCACCCGGTTTACGCATCTTTTCGCCAGAACCGGCAGCAATACGCTCCCGTTTAGCGTGAATATTGGCGTACAAGCCCTTTTTAGCAGCCATTAGTTGCACTTCCAGCGTCTGAGTGAAGCCTTGGCGCGTTCTGCTGGCCCTTTGGACTTAGCAACAACGCCTTTCATGCGGGCACAGAAGGACTTTTTGCGTCCTGCGTCAGCCTTGATCTTCGGGCTTGGGGCTGGAGCCTTCAAATTGCTGCCCGTAGCGCGGTTGTACTTGGCTCTCCCCTTGGCGGTCAGGCCAGCACCCTTGGAAACAGGCTGCTTTTCGCCGCGACCGACGGAGAGGGATACGGACTTTTTAGCCACCTAGGCACCCATCCACGACGAGAGCATCTCGCCGCGTCCTGAAAACTTACGCTCGATTTTAACTCTTGACTCCCGACTTGCAACAGGGTACGCGAAAGTAACCGCCAACGCATCTGCTGCGTCAGGGGACGCCAGCCCTCTAGCCCTCATGTCTTTCTTGGCTTCTAGGGCTATCGAACCCGAAGAGTTCGTCTTGTACTGCGGGCTACAGAGGTCGGATTTTAGCATCCGGTCGTTCGGTATCGAGGCGGTGCGTAGCCACTGGCGCATGTCGCCCCACATCTCGGCACGCTTGTTCTGCCACATAGCAGGCTTTGACGATTTCCAGCCAAAGTTGACGCCGCGCACCTTGTAGCGCTGTTCCTTTAAGCGATCCAAGATGCCGTAGCCAAGGCCACCTTCGTCAAGGACAACAAGCGCAGGGCGGAACTCTTCGATAGCGTCGATTACTCGCCCGACGATCTCCATCGTATCTTCGCCTTTATAGCGCTTAATCGCGACAATATCGCGTCCTTGACGCGCCACGATGACCGTAGAGTCATTGCCACTTCTAGCCGGATCAACGCCCAATACAATCGGAGCAGTTTCATCCTGATACTTAGGACGGCCTGCTGCTTCGTCCACCAGGCTTGGAGAGATGAACTGGTCGTCTCCATCGGCGGGGAACTGTCCATACACTTCGATTCGCGCTTGCGGGGAGTCGGAGCCGTATTCTTCGATGATTTGTTCGTAGACCGCTTTGTCCGTGTCTTCGACTTGCCTTGCGTCGATGCTTTGCGTCGTCCAGAAGTTCCTTTTCGCGTTGAAGCACTCATAGAAATAGCCCTCGTTTCGTCGTGGGTTGCTAAACGCAAACCAGAAACGGTTTGGCGTGTTTTCAGTAAAAAAGCCTGCGGT